GAGCGAAAGAGCAGGAGAACTGAACCATGATGTTCCGCAACGTTAGCACCGCCGCCCTCGACACCCGCGCCCTGAACCGGGTATCCTACGACCACCTGGAAGGCATGATCGACGAGCTGGCTCAGCAGGGCATGGTCACCAACGCAGCCGGCCTCAAGCGCTGCCTCGTGGCCAAGCTGGACTGGGCTCGCAACCGCACCCGCAGCTGGGGCAGCCTCAAGCGGATCGCCGGGAAGTACACGCCGAGCATGTCGATCAGCATGCGCCGGCAGGTGGCCGAGGGCGACGAGGGCTTCGTCGCCGAGTACAAGAGCTTCAACCGCGACCCCGAGATCGGTGGTGCCTCGGTGCGCAACGCCGAGGAGGCCATCATGCTGGTTATCGCCCACGAGCTGGCCCACGTGGTGCAGTTCTGTCGGGACTACGCCAAGCGCCCCGAGCTGGCCGGCCTCGTCAGCGACCAGCTGCCCCCGAACGATCGGCCGCACGGCTACCTGTTCCAGCTGGTCTATCGCGCGATCCGCCGGGGCTACGTGAACCCGCGCCTGGGCGGTACCGCGGAGCCGGCACGCTACGAGGTGAGCGAGCCCCGGATGGTGGCACGGCCGCTGGCGGCCCAGGCATGCTATCGCAACCGTGCCCAGCTGGTTCGCACCATGATCCAGGCGGGCGAGGAGAACGAGGCGATCATCGAGGCCGCGCGGCGCCAGTTCCCGAACACCAAGACCGGCACCAAGGAGGTCAACTGGTACCGCTGGCAGCTGCGCAAGCAGGCCCAGGGGTGATCGATCCAGGCCCGGGGGTGGCTATCAAGCCGCTCCCGTGGTTAGGATCAGAAAATAGTAATAGAGCGAGAGAGCAAAATGACCAATCGAGAGAGAGAGAGCAAAATGACCAATCGAGAGAGCTACGTGCAGCAGGCGTTCGACGCGCTGGTGGAGCAACAGGTACGCGAGGGTGACCTCGTTACGGTGGCGACGGTCCTGGACCGGGTGCCCTGGGCCGCGGCCGATCCCCAGGAGCGCAACCGCTTCTGCGGGGCCATGGCGGCGCTGGTCGGCCAGGGCCTCCTGGACCGGGAACCAATGCGCGAGGGCGCCTTTCGCCTGTACCGCGTGGCCGTGCCCCTGACGCCGGACGTCCGGCCCAGGCACCGCGGGCGTCCACTGGGGCTCAAGTACGCGCCTCGGCGACCGCAGGCGGCGTCTGGTTGCCCCGTAACCCGTGCCCTGGCTAAGCCTACCCGCGAGGAGGAGCTCCGGGCACACGCGGCCAGAGAGCGCGCCGAGGCCCTGTCTGCCGTGCACACCCGGCTGGAGGAGCTGGAGGCGTCGCTGAGCCTGATGCAGGAGAGCGTGGCCTCCCTGCGGCAGGNGGTTGAACACTCTTTTTCGCACGAGGGTGTACAGGATCAAGAGGAGTGACTACTATAGTCCCAGGTCGAGGCAAAACGCCCCAGGCTTAGAGCGAAAGAGCAGGAGAACTGAACCATGGCACACATGATCGACATGACCAACAACCGGGCCAACATGGCCTATGTCAACGAGACCCCCTGGCACGGCCTGGGCAGCGAGCTGGAGCCGAAGCAGCCGATCGAGGTCTGGCTGAAGGCCGCGGGCCTCGACTGGACCGCCAAGACCGCCCCGGCCCAGTTCCAGGCCGAGGTGGCCTCCGGCGAGGAGGGCCTGCTCGAGGTTCCCAACCGCCGGGTCGTCTACCGTGGCGACACGGGCAACGCCCTGGGCATCGTCTCGGACCGCTACAAGCTGGTGCAGCCAGCCGAGGTCCTGGAGTTCTTCCGCGCCTTCGTGGAGGCGGGTGACCTGGAGCTGGAGACCGCGGGCAGCCTGGCCGGCGGCCGACGCATCTGGGCCATGGCCAACCTGGGCAAAGACTTCCGGCTGTTCGGCCAGGACGAGGTGCGGGGCTACCTGCTGCTCGCCACGGCGATGGACGGCTCCATGGCCACACAGGCTAAGTTCACGTCGGTGCGCGTGGTCTGCCAGAACACCCTGTCGATGGCCGACCGCGACAACGTCCAGCCTCACGTGTCCGTGCCCCACTCGGCCCAGTTCGACGCCGAGGCGGTGCAGGCCCAGCTGGGGCTGATCGATGGCGCCTGGGACCAGTTCCGCGAGGCCGCCGAGCTCCTGAGCCAGCGTCACGTGCTGGAGGAGGAAGCCCTGGACTGGCTGCTGCAGACCTTTGGCAGCGACCCGGAGGCGCCGCTCGAGGAGCAGGAGAACCCGCGCGTGCTGAAGTCGGTCTACGACTGCGTGCTGAACGGTCCCGGCGCCAACCTCAAGGCGGCCAACGGCACGGCCTGGGGCCTGGTCAACGGGGCGACGTACTATATTGACCACGTGAAGGGACGCGATCGGGCCAAGCGCCTCGATTCCGCCTGGCTGGGCCAGGGCGACCTGATCAAGCGCCGTGCCCTGGGCAACGCCCTGAAGCTGGTGGCCTGACCAACCCGGCGCCAGGGACGGCGCCCCAACCTGGGAGAGACGAAATGAGCTTCCTGAAGCACGCCACCTGCACCGTCGGGGTGCTCCTGGGCCTGGTGATCGCCTTCGGGGTGGTCGGGACCATGGACTACCGCGACGCGCAGGCCGAGCGTGACCACTACTGCGAGATGGTGGCCACCGGCGCCTGGCCGGACTACCGCGAGACCTACGACGAGGAGTGCAAGCCATGACCGGCCTCGAGGCCTTCATCTTGGTGTCTGCCGTGGCCTGGTGGACGCTCCTGCTGGCCGGGATCATCCACGCCAAGACCCGGCACTAGCGCGACCTGGGCGACGTCCTGATCCGGGCCTTCCTGCTGGTGGCCGCGGTGGCCGCCTTCTGGCTCCTGGGCCAGGGCGTGATCCTGTTGAACCAACTACTGTAGAGCGAGAGAACCTATGATCAGCTTCCGCATGAACCGGACCGCGGCCAGGGTCCTGAGGACCCACCGAGAGACGGCCGACCAGTACACCGAGGCCCATCTGACGGACCAGGAGAGCCGGGAGCTCGAGCGCGCCCTCCAGGTGGCCGAGGCGATCGGGCTGCCCGCGGCCAAGTACCGCCTGCGCGTGGTCGACAGTCTCGGCCCCGGCGTCCTGGGCCGCGCCCTGGAGGGCCAGGTCCTGCTGTCCCGGCGCGCGTTCACGATGGGAGGCCGGTGCGTCCTGGGCACCCTGATGGAGGAGGTGATCCACCTGGAGCACGCGTTGCCCGATGAATCTCGGGCGATGCAGAACTACCTGATTGACCTGACCGCCCAGCTGGCAGAACGGGTCACCGAGAACGAGGAGAACCAGCGATGAACGAATTCAAGCGAGACCGTTACCTGGAGCAAGGCATTCCAACGCGCCTTCGAGATGATCGAAGACAACGGCAGCTCCAGGCCTTTGGCGCGGCCGGCCCCAGGATCGTATGCCTGTGCGGCTCCACGCGGTTCCAGGAGCTGTTCGAGCTGGCCAACAAGGACGAGACCTTGGCCGGCCGGATCGTCTTGACCGTCGGCTTCTATGGCCACGTATCTGGGATGCCCGACGAGGCGACCAAGGCGCGCCTGGACGAGCTCCACCTGCACAAGGTCGACCTGGCCGACGAGGTGGTCCTGGTCAGCCCGAGGCTGGCCGACGGCCTGCCGTACGTGGGGCAATCGACCGTGCGCGAGCTCGCCGAGGCCCGCCGCGAGGGCAAGGCGATCCGGTGGTTTAGTGGCGAGGACCAGGGGATGATCGAGATGAACCCCTACCTGCTGCACGAGCGACGGGGCAACCGCATCCCGGAGCGCCGCGGTGGCTGACCGGACCACCTCGTCGGCCAGCCAGGTCCACCGGATGCTGACCGAGCCGGGGCCCTTGGCCCAGGGGCCGATCGGGCGGACGTACCAACGCCAGGTCCGCCGCGTCCGCGAGCTGATGGCTCGGCTCCAGGAGGTCGACCCCGAGTGGCTGGCCGAGTGGAAACAACAAGAGCGAGGAGAAAACCAATGGCACAGCAAGCTAAATCAAGGGTCGTCTCGGCCCTGCTGACCATCCTGCTGGGACCCCTGGGCCTGTTCTACACGACCATGTGGGGTGGCCTCGCGGTGACGGCCCTGGCCCTGGTGACGGCGCCCACGGTGATCGGGCCCGTGATCGCGTGGCTCGTGGCCATCTTCTGGGGCGACAGCCTGGCCAAAGGGTCCACGACCACCAGGCCGGTGCCGGAGGAGACCAGCGGGCGAATCGAGGTGCTGACCCAAGAGCGGAAGAACCAGGACCGGGGCGTGCTCGTGGTCGAGGGGCTCGCTTGGTTGGCGTTGATCCTGCTGGCCGTGCTCTGGCTTCCCGATCAGCTGGGCCGGGTCGAGGGCGAGTCGGCGCTCCACTTCTATCTGCATTGGCTGGGAGGTGAGCGATGACCAGACGCGAGACCTGGCAGGGGCGCAACTGGTGTCACCCGACCACGCGCCTGGCCTTGTACCTGCGCGACGGGCTGGCCTGCGTGTGGTGCGAGGCCGGGATCGAGGACGGCGTGGAGCTGTCGCTGGACCACCTCGTGCCCGTGGCCAGGGGCGGGACCAACCAGACCAGCAACCTGCTGACGGCCTGCCGATCCTGCAACAGCCGCCGCGGCCACAAGTCCGTGCCGGCGTTCGCCGCCTACCTGGTTGAGCAGGGCCTGGTCCAGGACACCGACGCCGCGGCCATCGAGCGTCACGTGCGCAACGCGGTCCGTCGAAAGGAACCTCGTGCCGAGGCTCGCCGGCTGCTGGAGCGCCGCACCTGGGCCGAGGCCCTGGAGGAGGAGGTAGCCTCATGAGCAGGTTCAATGATCGGGTGGCCGGGATTCCCTGCCAGGTCGAGGTAGTCTACTACGAGCCCTATGACCCCGGGGTGACATCGGGACCACCGGAGCACTGTTACCCGCCCGAGGGCGGCGACTTCGAGGTCGAGCTGTACGATCGGAAGGGCTACCGCGCCCGGTGGCTGGAGGCCAAGCTGACGGCCGATGAGCTGGACCGGCTCCGCGAAGCCTTCGAGGCCCGGCTGGAGGACGAGCGCGCGGAGGCCCAGATTGCCGCCTACGAGGCGAGACAGGACCCGGGTGCCTGGTAGGGCGGAGCTAAGTGTGAAACGCGGTCTCTGGACCGCTCTGGAAGCCTAGGGTATGTCCTGGGCCGGGAGGTAGGGCCTATGGCCAACGAAAGCGACGGCCGGCGGGCGCTGGTCCGGTTGATGAAGCACGACCTGGGGCTCCACGCGCACCCGGTCGAGTCCGGCGACACCGCGCCGGGTATCCCCGACGTCGAGTACTGTGGCGAGCTCCTGGGCCAGGGGTGGCTGGAGGTCAAGCGGGTGGCCGCCTGGCCCAAGCGACCGACCACGCCGGTCAGGCTCCCGAAGGGCTACCTGAAGCGCGCCCAGGTCGGGTTCATGAAGCGCCGGGTCCGAGCCGGTGGCACCGCGGGGCTGGCCATCCAGGTGGCCGGTCGAGACTGGTTTCTGGTCGGGGTGGAGACCGTGCTGGCCTTGTACGATCGCCGGGAGGAGAAGATCGCGTTCGACCAGACGTGGCTCCGGGAGGAGGCCTTGAGGTTGTCCGGGCCACGGGGGTTGAACGCGGAGCAGGTGGCCTACGCCCTGGACCTGCTCCGGCGTGGGGTGGTGCCTGGTTAGGCGGTTCGGGTAACGACCAACCCGTCGGTGGTCCGGTGGGTACGCAGCCTCCAGCCCCGACGCCAGGCGAAAGCCTGAGCTGCCTTGAACTCGGGCGTACGGTGGTCGGCGCCCTCGATGAGATGCTCCTGGCCGGGCTCGAGGTCCCTGATCCAGGGGTACTTGAGGCGACGCTCGGTGGTCTGAGTCCTGGTAGTTACTCCTTGGTGGTTGGGTAGCGGTGACTATACCTTGACGACGGTCACCAAGACCAGGCCGTCAGGCTTGGCGAGGTGGTGCCACGGCCTCGAGCCAGGCCAGGAAGGCCTGGTACTCCACGACAAACTTCTTGCGCGCCGGGTTCGAGTAGTAGTACCCCGAAGCCTCGGGTCGCTCGCGCACGCGGAAGTGCCCCTCCAGGCTAGCCGACCAGAGCTCGGCCTTGGTCACCAGGCGGCCCATCCGCTCGCTGGCGGTCAACTTGGCCTGCTGGTGGCAGATCCACCCCTTCTCCGGGAAACCGTAGGTTGACACGGTGCTTTCTCCTTCTCGTAGCGTGCCCCCATCATAGCGGTAAGTAGTGCCTGGGCCCAGGGCTTCGGCGAGGGCTCGAGGGCGCCCCAGCGGGCGACGTGATCAGCTCTCCCTATATATAGAAGATTTTTATTCCTTTCTCTGCAAAAACACAAAAACCCCTTGCTTTGCTGATATGCTGATATGCTGAGTATATATACTAGACTTTCCGGGCCCTGCAGCCGTATCAGACAGGCATCAGTAGCATGGGGCAGTAAAGTTGCTGATGCGGGGAGGCCTTGCCAAGAGCCCCGTGGTATAGTCCGAGGGGTAAGCAACCGATCAACCGAGAGCGGAGGACCACCCCATGGCAAGGCGCAAGAAGCCGGCCGAGTGCAAGTACACCTCGGAGAAGGCGGGGGCGCCCCCCGGTCGGCCTCGAAAGATTCAGTCCCCTGAGGAGTTCGACCGTCTGGTGGACGCACACGTCCTGTATTGTCTTGAGCACGGCGACCCCGTTACCTGGACCGGCATGGCGCTGGCGCTGGGCCTGACGAGCCGCGGAGCGTTGGACCATTATGGCAAGACGTACCCTGAGTTTTCTGACCCGGTAAAGCGTGCGCGCTTCATTGTCGAAAACTCTTACGAGAACCGCCTCCACGGTCAATCACCAACCGGCGCCATCTTCGCGCTGAAGAACATGAACTGGAAGGACAAGACCGAGCACGACGTGCGCTCGGGCGACGGCTCCATGAGCCCGCGGCCGCTCTCCGAGTTCTACGCCGACCTGCGTAGCCCTGGCGGGACCGACCCCGAGCCGGACGAGGAGGACCACGATGACTGACCCGACCACCCAGCGCGACGACACCCGCAACGAGGCACAGGACCAGGCACCCCGTGAGCCCGAGCCCTGGTACCAGGACGCCTGGGACCCAGGCCCCCGTGAGCCCGAGGCGAAAGACCAGCCCCGCGATGGATGATGCCCTGACCCTGGCCGGCCAGGCCGAAGCCCCAACCCTGAACCCGGCGCTCCGGGACTTCTGGCTGACGCCCGCGCGCAACCGGGTGCTGTACGGCGGGCGCTCGAGCTCCAAGTCCTGGGACGCCGCGGGCATGGCCGTGTACCTGGCCAGCAACTATAAGGTCAAGTTCCTGTGCACCCGCCAGTTCCAGAACCGGATCGAGGAGTCGGTGTACAGCCTGCTCAAGACCCAGATCGACCGGTTCGGCCTGACCCACGAGTTCCGGGTGCTCAACAACAAGATCATCCACCGGGGCACCGGCAGCGAGTTCATCTTCTACGGCCTGTGGCGGCACATCGACGAGATCAAGTCGCTGGAGGGCGTGGACGTCTGCTGGATCGAGGAGGCGCACAACCTGCTCGAGACCCAGTGGGTGATCCTGCGCGACACCGTCCGGAAGCAGGGCAGCCAGTTCTGGATCATCTTCAACCCGCGCCTGGCCACCGACTTCGTCTACCGGCGCTTCGTCCTGGACCCGCCGCCGCGGACCCTGGTGCGCAAGATCAACTACGACGAGAACCCGTTCTTGTCCGAGACCATCCGCGAGACCATTGAGGAGGTGCGCGACGAGGACCCCGACGAGTTCCAGCACATCTACCTGGGCCAGCCCCGGACCGACGACGATCAGGTGATCATCAAGCGCCGCTGGATCGAGGCGGCGATCGACGCGCACAAGGCCCTGGGCCTGGAGCCCTCGGGCGCTCGGCGGATCGGCTTCGACGTGGCCGACGAGGGCGTGGACAAGAACGCCACGGTCCAGGCGTACGGCTTCCACACCGAGGCCGTGGACGAGTGGAAGGGCGGCGAGGACGAGCTGCTGAAGTCCTGCAGCCGCGTGTGGAACCAGGCCCTGGCCAACCGGGCCAGTATTGATTACGATTCCATCGGGGTCGGTGCCCACTGCGGGGCCAAGTTCAAGGAGCTCAACGCCACCTCCAAGCGCAAGGTCCAGTACCGCAAGTTCAACGCGGGTGGCGAGGTCCTGGGCAAGGAGCAGGAGTACCAGCCGGGCGTCCTGAACAAGGACTTCTTCCTGAACGCCAAGGCCCAGGCCTGGTGGCTGGTCGCCGACCGGTTCCGGAACACGTACCGGGCCGTGACCAAGGGAGGCAAGTTCCGGCCCGACGAGATCATCAGCATTGCCGGAGACGTCGACCACCTGGAGCGCCTGATCACGGAGCTGTCGACGCCCCGTAAGGACTACCGCGACAACGGCAAGGTGATGGTCGAGAGCAAGAAGGACCTGGCCAAGCGCGACGTCGCCAGCCCGAACCTGGCCGACGCCTTTGTCATGGCCTACGCGCCACGCGGTCGCCGGGTCAACTACCACCACCTGACGCAGGAGTAAGACATGAGCGCGCAGGCAAGACCAAAGACCAACGGCTCGGGCGGCGCCGCCACGCCCGTGATCCACGGCGACGGGTGGACCAACCTGTTCAGCAAGGCCGGCACCCGCGGCGACAAGACCCAGCACTCCCGACCCAGCCTCAAGCGCGGCAAGCTTCCCTGGTCCTGGCTCGAGGCCATGTACGCCACCGACGGCATGGCTCGCAAGATCGTGGACCTGCCCGCCGAGGAGATGACCCGGGAGTGGTACCGCGTGGAGGGCGACCCCCAGGGCGCGGTCATGGCGCACCTGCAGCAGGAGCTGAACGTCAAGGAGGTCCTGACCGACGCCGAGCGCTGGTCGCGCCTGTACGGCGGCTCGCTGGTCGTGGTGGGAGCCAACGACGGTGGCGACCTGGAGGACCCCTTGAACGAGGCCGCCGTCCGCGAGCTCCTGTTCCTGCGCGTGTACGATCGCAACCAGGTCACGCGTGAGCCTATCGAGGAGATCAACACCACCGACCTGACGGGCCTGGACAGTCGTGACCCCCTGGAGCCCGAGTGGTACCGGGTCACGCCCTACGGCACCGGCCACTCGTTCCGGGTGCATCGGTCTCGCGTGTGGCGGTTCCAGGGAGCCAAGCTGCCCGAGCGCGAGCGCCAGCGCAACGACGGTTGGGGCCTGTCGGAGCTGGAGGGCTGCTATGAGGCCCTGCGCGACTGGAACACGGTGCACAACGCCACGGCCAACATCGTGGTGGACTTCATCCAGTCGGTGCTGTCGGTCAAGGGCCTGAGCGACATGATCGCGGGCGGCGAGGAGGACGTCGTCAAGAAGCGCCTGGACATCCTGGACCTGTCGCGCTCGGTCCTGAACACCATGCTGATCGACGCGGACGGCGAGCAGTACACCAAGCACGCCAGCTCGGTGGCCGGCCTGCCCGACCTGGTGGACCGGCACACCCAGCGCTTGTCGGCCATCACCAACATGCCGGTGACCAAGCTGGTCGGCATCAGCCCCGCGGGCCTGAACGCCACGGGCGAGTCGGACACCCGGCAGTGGTACGACGAGCTGAAGGGTCAGCAGCAGGACAAGCACGTGCCGTTCCTGCAGTGGCTCGTGGACCTGTCCGCCCAGGCCACCCGCGGCCCGCTGGCCGGCGTCAGCCCCGGCGAGCTCCGGGTCAAGCCCAATGCCCTGTGGCAGCGGACCGACGAGGAGGAGGCCGAGCTCCGGAAGAAGGTCGCCGAGACCGACGAGATCTACCTGCGCAACGCGGTCGTGGACGCCAGCGAGGTGGCCCTGTCGCGGTTCGGCGGGGACGAGTGGAGCATGGACACCAAGCTGATCGTCAAGGAGCTGGAGGGCAGCCAGGACGATCCCGAGGCCCAGGCCCGAGAGCGCGAGGCCATGGAGGAGCACCTGGCCGAGGGCGGCGGTGGCCGCGAGGGCGGCGGTGGCCGCGAGGGCGGCGGTGGCCGCGAGGGCGAGGAGCACGCCGACCCCGAGCGCAGCCTGAACGGCGCCCAGGTCACGTCGCTCCTGGAGGTCGTGGCCCGGGTGGCCCGCGGCGAGCTCCCGCGCGACACCGGCGTGGCGATCATCGTGGCCGCGTTCCCCATCAGCACGGACCAGGCCGAGCGGATCATGGGCACCGTAGGCCAGGGCTTCACGCCCACGGCCACCGAGCCGCCCGCCCCGGCACCGGCGCCTGGAGGTGACGAGTGACCCCGGAGGAAGCCCGCCGCCGGATGGTCCAGCGCAACCGCCGCCCTGGCCGACCGCCCCGGTGGCAGACGCCGGACTCCGTCGAGCGCGAGTACGTGCGCGAGCTGGAGGCCATCGCCGACGAGATCAACCACGAGATCGAGCAGAACCTGCTGGGCGTGATCGACGACCTGGTAGCCTCGCGAGACCGGGACCGCGGCGACCAGCGCCTGGACGAGGGCTGGGCCGAGCAGCTCCGGGAGATCATCGACCGTACCGAGGTGGCCGTGTTCCGGCAGCTGGACCAGCGCCGCCTCCGTCGCCTGGCCAGACAGTACGGGGAGCGCACCGCTCAGTTCAACAAGCGGCAGGCCACGCGCCTGGCCGAGGCCATCTTTGGCGTCGACGTGACCCTGGACGAGCCGTGGCTGCGCGACGACCTGGAGGCCTTCGCCACGCAGAACGCTAGCCTGATCCGGGACGTGGGCGAGCAGCAGATCAACCAGGTGTCGCGGATCACGAACCAGGCCCTGCTTGAAGGTAAGACCAACCAGGCCATCGTGGCCGACATCCAGAAGCGCCTGGACATCGGCAAGCGACGGGCGCGCCTGATTGCCCGTGACCAGGTGGCTAGCCTGAACGCCAACCTGACCAAGGAGCGCCAGGGCAACCTGGGCCTGAAGCGCTATCGCTGGCGAAACTCGGACGACGAGCGCGTGCGTGGCAACCCCGACGGCAGGTACCCGGACGCCGTGCCTAGCCACTGGGATCGCGAGGGCAAGGTGTACAGCTGGGACAACCCTCCCAGCGACGGACACCCGGGCGAACCGATCCTATGTCGCTGCTGGGCCGAGGCGGTCCTGGAAGACCTTGATCCCGACCAATGATTGACCTGAATGTTGTACCATCTGGCCTATTGCTGAGGAGATCAACTGCATGACCGAGGTCCTGCGCTACGACCGAGGCGACCTGAAGGGGTCGTCCACCCGCACCGACGAGGGGTACATCCGAGCCGACGCCGTAGTCACGCGCACCGGGGTGTTCACGTACCGCAACGCCGACGGCTCGATCCGGCGCGAGCTGCGCCACCCCGACGAGGTATTCAAGCAAGACAGCCTCAGCACCCTGTCCATGATCCCCATCACCGACGGCCACCCGGCCGAGCGCCTCGTCAACGCCGACAACGCCCGTGAGCTGACGGTCGGCCACGTGGGCGAGAACATCAAGGTGGATGCTCCTCACATCATGGCCAGCCTGGCCGTGATCCATGCCGACGGCGTGGAGAGCGTGGACCTGGGCAAGCGCAGCCTTTCGCTCGGGTACAAGGTGGACCTGGTGAAGGAGGATGGCATCTACAACGGCGAGCGGTATGATTACCGACAGACCAACATCCGTTACAACCACCTGGCCCTGGTGCCCCGTGGCCGCGCTGGTCCCGAGGCACAGTTAAACCTGGACGAGGCCGACGGCGTTCAGGTCGACCACGACGACACCGAGAGGAACGACGACATGACTACCAAGACCACCGACAACCTGCGCACGGTCAACGTGGATGGCCTGGAGTACCCGGCTGCCCCCGAGGTGATCAAGCACCTGGAACGTGAGACCGCGCGCGCCGACCAGGCCGCCGACCAGCTGGAGCAGGCCAAGGCCGACGCCCAGAAGGAGAAGGCCCGGGCCGACTCGCTTGAGGAAAAGCTGGAGCAGGCCACCAACGACGAGGCCATCCAGGCCAAGGTCCAGAACCGCGTGGCCCTGGAGCGCAAGGTCCTGGATGCCATGGGCGAGAAGGTGAACGCCGACGAGCTCAGCACCAAGACCGACCGCGAGCTCCAGGAGATGGTGGTCAAGCACTTCAGCCCGAAGGCTAACCTGGACAACGCCGAGGACACCTACGTCGCGGCCCGGTTCGACCACATCATGGAGGACCTGCCGGAGAAGCGCTATGACCGTGCCGCCCAGAAGCAGACGGCCGCGGTGAACCGTCCGACCGGCGACGGCGACCAGGACCGCTTCGACGAGGACGACGAGAAGCGCAAGACCATGGACGCGATCAAGAACCAGCACAAGCAGCGCGGCGATCGCAAGCAGAAGTATGACGCCTGAGCCAGGCGCCACCTTGAGCGACGGCCGGTAACGGTCGCCTGATGAACAAGCCAGACGAGGACCAACGACATGGCACAGACTGATCTTGATACCTACGGGTTCGAGCTGGACGTGGCGCAGGCCGGCCAGCTCGCCGACATGGGCCTGGACCGCCGCGTGGACAGCTTCGCCGCCGAGGCCGAGGTGGCCTTCGGCCAGGCCGTCAAGCGCGGGACCGACCCCGAGAAGCAGTGCGAGCCGATCGACGACGCCGCCGACGCTTTCCTGGGCGTGGCCCTGTTTACCCACACCCGCGAGCAGGGCTTCGACCGGTCGGCCACGCCGGCCAGCACCGGCTCCAAGTACCTGGTGAGCGACACCGTCTCGGTACTGCGCAAGGGCCGCGTGTACGTGAATGCCGCGGGCGAGGTCAACCCAGACGACGATGCCTACGTGGACCCGGCCACGGCCGAGTTCACCGCGAGCTCCACCGAGACGGTTGGCCCCGTGGGCAAGTTCCAGGGCAGCCTGGCCGACGGTGGCCTGGTCGCCGTGGACATCTTCCGCGAGTAACGTCGGCGCTCCCGCGTCGTTGACAGCCTGACCGACATCGAGGACAACGAGGACCAATATCATGACCCAGACCTACACCAACCTTGACGAGGCCAGCGGCCTGTTCTTCGAGCGGGAGCTGGAGCACCGGAAGGCGCAGACGTATGACGTCGTGCGCGCTCCCCTGCGTGCCTTCACGCTGATCCCGGTCGATAACTCCGCCGGCCCGGGCGCCGAGTCCATCAAGTACGAGCAGTACGACTCCACTGGCCTGGCGAAGATCATCGCCAACTACGCCGACGACCTGCCGAGCGCGGACGTCAAGGGCAAGGAGTTCGTGGCGCTCGTCAAGGGCATCGGCAACCACTTCAGCTACTCCGTCCAGGAGATTCGTGCCGCCCAGCTGGCCGGCAAGAGCCTGGACCAGCGAAAGGCTAACGCCGCGGCCCGGGCGCAGCGCGAGCTGTGGAACCGGATCGCGTTCTACGGCGACGAGGAGCACAACCTGCAGGGCTGGCTCACCAACCCGAACATCCCGGCCGAAGCGGTCGAGGACGACGGCGAGGGCGGTGCTACCGAGTGGGATTCCAAGGACCCCATCCAGATCGTGCGTGACATGAACGACCTGGCCAACGGGATCGTGGATCGCACCAACGGGGCCGAGGAGCCCGACACCCTGGTCATGCCGATCAAGCAGTACACCAAGATCGCCACGACCCGGATGGACTCCGGTACCGACACCACGATCCTGCAGTTCTTCCTGCAGAACAGCCCGTTCGTGAACGAGGTCCTGTGGGCCAATGAGCTCAAGGGTGCCGGCGAGGGTGGCAGCGACATCATGATCGCCTACGAGCGGTCGGCCGACAAGTTCACCCTCGAGATGCCGCAGATGTTCGAGATGTTCCCGGTGCAGGAGGTCAACCTGACCTACAAGACGCCGTGCCACAGCCGCATCGCGGGCGTGATCATCTACTACCCATTCAGCCAGGCGATCGGCGAGGGCATCTAAGCCCCGCCGGTCTCCGGGCCGTAGGACGAACCGCAGCTCAACATTGAACGAGGAGCCGACACCATGGCACTGGTAATGTACAACAAGCCCAACGTCTTCAAGGCCAAAGGCGTCACCCTGTTTCCCGGGAGCAATCGCGTGGCCGACGACAAGCTGGCCGCGTTCCTGAAGCACCCGATGGTCAAGGCCCGCGTGGCCCGTGGCACGATCGAGGTCACCGACGCCGGCAAGGGTGGCACCGACAAGGAGCCGACCGCCAACGAGCTCGTGGCCGAGGCCAAGGCGTCCAGCAACGTCGAGCGCCTGCGTGAGCTGGTCGAGGACGACCGGGCCACCGTGCGCAAGGCCGCCGAGAAGCGCCTGGCCGAGATCGACGCCGCGGCCAAAGAAGGCGAGGGCGACGAGGAGTAAGCCGTGACCGTCAAGGCGAAGCTGCAGCTGGTAGCCCCGGAGCTCGACGCCCTGCCCACCGAGCGTGTGGACGGGGTGATCGAGCTGGCCGAGGATCAGGTGGGCCAGGTGTTTGGCCGCAACCGTGAGCTGGCCGTGGCCTACCTGGCCGCGCACATGCTGACGGTTGGCCAACGCGCCGGGGCCGGCGGCGCCATCGCCATGAAGCGCGAGGGCGACCTCCAGCTGCAGTTCCAGGGGACGGGCGACGACGCGGGCCTGGGCTCCACCAGCTACGGCCAGGAGTACCGGCGCCTGAAGCGTCTCCACGTGTTCGCGCCCCGGACGCGGGTGAGCTAATGGCCAGGACCACGCGCCACGGCCGGGTCAAGGAGATCGACCGTGGTTGGCGCCGGTTGGCTCGGGAGATTCCGGAGCTCAAGAACCGGAACGTGACCGTGGGTATCCAGCAGGGCGAGGCCCCGTATGACGACGGGACCAGCCTGGCGCTGGTGGCCCTGATCAACGAGCTGGGGACGGACGACGGGCGCATCCCGCCCCGACCCGCCTTCGCTCAGAACATGGACGAGAACCGGGACAAGTACCTGCGCCACCTGGAGCGCCTGCCGCGGCTGCTTGCCGAGGGCAAGACCACGGTGGACCAGCACCTGGATCGCCTGGGGCAGATGGCGGAGGACGACCTGCGAGCCACGATCGTGAGCCTGCGGGAGCCGCCCAACGCAGATAGCACGATCGACCGAAAGGGCAGCAGCAACCCGCTCGTCGAGGACGGTCGGTTGAACCAATCGGTCCGGTACAAGGTAGGGAGGCGGCGCTGATGTTTGGTGACTTCAGACGCGAGCTCGAGAGACGGCGCTACCCGGGCGGTGACCACTACCAGGGCGGCCGTTACGTCAAGCCCGAGCCCGAGGTGGGAACCATCCGGGCGTCGGTCCAGCCGGCGACCGGCAAGGACCTGGAGCACCTGCCGGAGGGCCAGCGTGTGACCGCTGCCTTTCGCCTGTACGCGGACCCGGAGACGGACCTGCGCACGGCGACCGAGGGCGAGGACGGCCACCCGGCCGACACGGTGGTGCTGGAGGATGGCCTGGAATATGAGGTGCGGCAGGCGGCGCCCTGGCGTAACGGGATCATCCCGCACGTGCGGGCCCTGGTCACAAGGAGCGAGCCGTCATGATCCGGAACGCGCTCTGGACCTGGGTCAACGCCCAGACGCCCGATGGCGTGCGCACCATCTTCGCGCGGCAGGACGGCCAACGGCCGCCTCGGCCGTTTGTCACGCTGCTGGTTACGACCCGGCAGCGGCCCGAGCACGAGCACGTGGGGGCCACCAACGACCAGGGTGAGACCCGGATCACGGCCAACCAGTCCGTGACCCTGCAGATCCAGGCCTTCGCCCAGGCAGACGAGGAGCAGGGGCTGTCGGCCGGTGAGGTGGCCGAGGCCATCCTCCTGGACCTGCGCGACAGCCTGATGAAGCCCAGCGTGCGCGAGGGGCTGTCGGCCGAGGGACTCGCCTACGTGCGCGAGCTCCTGGCCCCGCAGGACGTGTCCGAGGTCTCGGGCAATACCTGGGAAGGTCGTGGTATGATGGACCTCGAGTTCCGGACCGTGGCCGAGGTCGTGGACGACACCGGGTTTATCGAAACCGTCGAGCTCACGGGCCAGGTTGGCGAACGTGAGCTCGCCGTCACAGCATCACTATCGGAGGACTAGGCCATGCCGCTTCGGGACATCATCGACATCACGATCAGCCGCGAGACCACGCCCGTAAGCCGCATGGGCTTTGGCACCCCGCTCATCCTGGCCGAGGACGACTCGCTCGCCCCCGACCGCGTGCGCACCTACGGCGACATCGACGAGGTGGGCGAGGACTTTGACGAGGCTACCGACGCCTACCGGGCCGCACAGGCCGTGTTCCAGCAGGACCCCTCCCCGGGCCAGGTTAAGATCGGCCGAAAGGAGGAGATGGAAACCTGGACCGAGGCCCTGTCGGCCGTGCGCGAGGTTGACGACGACTGGTACGGGCTTGTCGCCCTGACCCGGGACGCCGAGGACATCGAGGCCCTGGCCAACGCGATCGAGGCCCTGCGCAAGATCTACGTGGCCGGTAGTGCCGACGAGGCGATCAAGGACGAGCAAGACGACACCGACATCGCGTCGACCCTGCTGGATCAGACGCTGGCTCGCTCGGGCGTGTTCTACCACGGTGAGGCCGCCGACGAGTTCCCCGACGCGGCACTCCTGGGCAAGCAGCTGCCGACCGATCCGGGCAGCACCAACTGGGCCTACCGAACCCTGGCCGGCATCCCTAGCGACTCGCTGAGCTCCGCGGAGTTTGCGGCCCTGGAGGACAAGCGCGCCAACTTCTACGTGACCGTGGCGGGCGTCAACGTGGTCCTGTTCGGCACGACCGCCGAGCCGGGTACCTACTTTGACATCATCCGTGGCGTTGACTGGCTGGAGCAGCGGATCGCCGAGCGCATCTTTGAGCGCCTGGCGAACGCCGACAAGATCCCCTACACCAACGCCGGCGGCGCGATCCTGGAGCAGGAGATCAAGACCCAGCTGGACATCGCCATCGAGCGCGGCGTGCTGGCGGCCGACCCGGCCCCGGAGATCAACGTCCCCGACGTGCGTGACCAGGACTTCAACGACCGCGCCAACCGCATCTTCCCGGGCATCACGTTCGAGGCGACGCTGGCGGGCGCCATCAACCGCGTGCGCATCCGCGGCACGGTCACGGTATAACCGAGGAGGCAGACGACCATGGCACTTCGCACCTTTGACTTCAAGGAGGTCGCCGTGATCCTCGGCGGCGTCCAGCTGACCGGCTTCATGGACGGGTCCGCCATCGAGCTGGAGTTCGACGAGCAGGCCTACAACAAGACGGTGGGCGCCGACGGCGAGGTCTCGCGCAGCAAGACCAACAACAACACCGGCAACCTGACGTTGCGCCTGCAGCAGACGAGCCCCAGCAACGAGATCCTGTCGGGGTACCGCCTGGCCGACGAGGCGGGCAACGCGGGTGTCGTCCCGCTCCTGATCAAGGACGCGAACGGCTCGACCCTCGTCTTCGCCCAGCACGCCTGGGTGCAGCAGTGGCCAAGCCAGGTCTGGGGCCAGGACATCGAGGGCCGCGAGTGGATCATCGACACGGCGCAGCTCGATCCGTTCGTCGGCAGCAACAACGCGAACGGTAACGGGGGCGATTGATGGGAATCCAGACGCACAAGAAGACGATCGACGGCCGGGAGTATAGCGTCACCACGTTCCCGGCCATGTACTCGCTCCGGCTCAAGACCAGCCTGACCCGGACGTTCGGGCCGGCCATCGTGGCCGCGCTGTCGCAGAAGGGCGCCAGCCTGAAGGACGTGATGGACGGTGACCTGGCCGACCTGAACCTGGAGCACGCGGTGCAGCTTCTGACTGAGAAGCTGACCGAGGACACGACCGAGGACCTGGTGAACCGGCTCCTGTCGCAGACCGTGGTGGGCAACCGCTCGGTGACCGATGCGGACGTCTTCAACGACTGCTTCGCCGGTAACCTAACGGCGCTGTACCGGTTGATCGGCTTCGTGATCGAGGTCAACTACGGGGGTTTTATGAAGGCGGTGGGCCAGGCCCCCGGCGGTACTGGGAGCCAGCCCGACAAGGACCGCGAGCCCGCCGCGAAGGAAAGCCAAGGGTAGGCCTGCCCGGCAAGCTGGACCCGGACCTGTCAGAGGAGTGGCCGGCCTGGCGCCTGGTGTTCGACGGCAAGGCCAGCCTGTACGAGCTGGAAACCCACTGGAGCCTGGACGACGTCGCCCGGGCCAACGCGTTGCTGGACGCGCAACACGCGCACGAGGAGGCGGTCCGCCAGCAGGAGGAGCTTGAACGGAAGAACCGGAGGGGGAGCAGAGGCACATGATCGTTCGCGAGTTTCTAACCTCCTTCGGGATCGAGACCGACGACCGGAAGCTGGAAAGCTTCGATCGTCAGATTCGCGACGTGCGCCGCAACCTCGTCCGCGCCACGGCGGCCGTAGCCGGCGCCAGCGCGGCGATCTTCGGCCTGGCTAATAGCTCGGCCAGGGCCGGCGACGAGATCGCTAAGAACGCGCGAGAGGCGGGCGTCCTTAGCGACACCTACCAGGCCCTGACCTACGGGGCCAACCTGTACGGCCTCGAGCAGGGCGCCATCAACTCCGGTCTCCAGGCCTTCAGCCGACGCGTGGGTCGAGCGGCGCGCGACTCAGGCCCTGCCGTGGAGGCCTTCCAGGAGCTGGGCGTCTCGGTGCGCGACGCCAACGGCCAGGTGCGCGACAACGACGCCGTGCTCCGCGACGTCATGGACGCGTTCGCCGGGATCGAGGACGCCTCGACCCGGACCACCATCGCCCAGGACCTATTCAGCCGCTCCGGTCGACGCATGACCCAGTTCCTGGCGCAGGGCAGCGGGGCCATCGACGAGTTCCGTGCGGAGCTCGAGGCCCACGGCGACCTCCTGGACACCGACGCCCTGGACGCCAGCGAGGCGTTCATGGACGCCCAGACCCGGATGCAGTCCGTGATCCGCGGGCTCAAGAACGAGCTGGGCATCGGCCTCCTGCCGGTCCTGACCGAGCTGATCGACGACACCCGCGAGTGGATCATCGAGAACCGGGAGCTCCTGCGCATGGGCCTCACGCGGTTCCTGCGTGGCCTGATCACCGTGCTCCAGCACCTGGGTCGGTTCATGGCGGGCGTGGCCAACGGGGCTAACAACGTGGCCGAGGCCCTGGGCGGCTGGGACCGCACGCTCCGGCTCATCACCACCCTGATCGGGACCATGCTCGCCTTCCGGCTGGTCCGGTGGTTTGGCACCCTGGCGCGGGCAATTGGCGCGGCAGGCGGCGCCATGGCGCTGCTGCGTGCGGCCATGATGCGCATCCCGTTCGTAGCCATTGCCGCCGGTCTCGCCGTGTTGATCGAGGACATCTGGAGCTGGGTCGAGGGCAACGACTCCGCGATCGGTCACGTGCTCGGCTCGTGGGATAACTTCAAGGCCAACTGGAACCAGCTCTGGGACGACCTGCAGAACAACCCGGCGCAGGTGTGGGAGGTTGTCAAGCTGATGGCCGCCGACGCCATGGCCGCGGTGTGGGACTCGATCCTGTGGTGGTGGAACCAGTATACCGACCTCATGGGCCGGGTCGAGGGCAAGTTCATCGAGGGCTTCCAGGCCGCGGGCGAGTGGCTGGCGGAATGGCTGAACTCGGTGCGCGATGCCTTCGTCGAGACGTTCGACCGGATTGGCGCCTGGCTGCGAGACTGGGCGGGTCGCATCCGCGACGGCATCACGGACATCATCCCGAACTGGATGAAGCGCGCCTTCGAGACCGGTACCAGCTGGCTGCCCGGGTTCGGTGGGGACGACGGCGGTAGCGCCGTCGTCCCCACCGAACCCGACCTGTCCCGGGAGCGTCGGTCCACGTCGGGAGCCGCCGGTGGCGGAGGCGACGTCAACGTGACCGTGGACGAGAACGTCAGCATCAACGTCCCGAGCGGCACCACGCAGGAGCAGGCTCGAGCCATCGACGAACAGGCCCGGGCCTCCATCCGCGACCAGTTCCAGCGCGAGATTCGCCGGGCCATCCTGGCGTTTCCGGAGGACTAGCATGGCGATCAGTGTACTATTCAACCTGTTGCAGCGAGGCCGGCGTGTGGCGATCGGCGACCTGCAGCTGGACGCGACCCTGGAGGAGCGGCACGAGTACGCCAACCAGGTGACGACCCACCCGGTCGAGACCGGCGGCAGCGTCGAGGACCACGTGTATCTCGAGCCCGTGCGCGTGCGCATCGAGGGCGAGGTGAGCGACAGCCCCGTGCGCATCCTGGGTGGCCTGGTTGGCCTGGCCGAGCGACGCCTCGAGGCGTGGGAGACCCTGCGCGACCTGGAGCGCTCCCGCCAGCCCGTGGCCCTGGTGACCGGGTACGACGTCTACGACAACATGATCCTGACCAGGCTGCTCACGCCGCGCGATCGTGAGACCGGGCGCCGGTTGCTGTTCACCGCCGAGTTCGTGCAGCTGTCGCGCGTGCGCACCGAGACCGTGGACATCCCGGCGGAGCTGGTGGCCGAGGCCCAGGCTGACCTGGCTACCAGCGAGCAGAATGCGGGCAAGCAGTCGACGTCCGCGGCCGGTGGGGCCGAGGCCGAGCGTGGCTCCAGCCTGCTGTTCGACGCCTTCGGGCTAGGGGGTGGTTGATGGCGCGCGTGATTCCCTGGCCTAGCGGGGCCGCCTGGCGACAGGAGCTGACCATCGACCGGCGCGTGTACAAGCTGCGCGCCCGGTGGAACACGTCGCGCGAGTACTGGTCGCTGGACATCCTGACCCGCAACGAGGAGCCCCTGGTGCTGGGTCGCAAGCTGGTGCTGGGGTGGCCGGTAACGTTTCGCGACCAGGACGAGCGCCTGCCACGAGGCCAGCTGATCCCCGTGGACCCGTCCGGGTCGCTGGAGCGCATTCATCGTAACGACCTGGGCGACCGTGTCCAGCTCCTGTTCATCCCGGAGGCCGAGCTATGAGGCTGTTCGATCGGGTGGCCAGTGTCGAGATCGGCCGTGCCGGCGAGGAGGGCGTCTCGATCCGTGGCCTGCGTACCGCCTTTTCGGTGGTCAAGACCGCCTCGTCGCCGGCCAACACGGCATCGATCACGGTCTGGAACCTGGCCGAGACCACGCGCAACGAGCTCCAGGATGGCGAGCAGGTGGTTCGCCTGCGCTGCGGCTACGCCCAGGATGGCGAGGAGATCCTGTTCGTGGGCCAGGTCGATCGCGTGATCAACGGCCGTGAGCCGCCCGACGTGGTGACCCAGATCGAGTGCGCCGATGGCATCCTGGAGCTGCGCCAGGTTCGGGTCAGCGTCAGCCTGACGGCCGGCGCCTCGGCAAGGCAGGCCCTGGACCTGGTGGCCGAGCAGCTGGCCATCCCGGTGCGCCCGATCGACGCCGACCTGTCGGGAGAGTTCCTGCGGGGGTTCAGCTACTATGGTCGCGCCGCGGAGGCCCTGGACAAGATCACCCGCCGGTTCGACCTGGAGTGGTCGATCCAGAACGGGGAGCTCCAGGTGCTGGAGCGCGGGTCGACCACGCAGAACCTGGCCCTGGTGCTGTCGCCCGAGACGGGTTTGATCGGCAGCCCCAAGCGCCTGATCAGCGAGGGAGGCCAGCTGCTCGGCACCCAGGGGACCGAGCCGGGGTGGGAGGTCCTGTCGCTGCTGCAGCCGAAGCTGGAGCCGGGTGACCTGGTGCAGCTCCAGGCGCGAGACGTCTCGGGCGAGTTCCGGATCGAGCGCGTGGAGCACACGGGCGACACCCGCGGGCAGGACTGGTACAGCCAGCTGGAGGTAAGTGAGATTGAGTAACGGAAAGCCCGAGCTCGCGGACCTGCTCCTGCGAGCCTTTCGCAACAAGCTGGGTGAGGTCAACGTAGCCGTGCCCGGCATCGTGGATCGGTACGACCCGGCCGAACAGCGCGCCGACGTGCGCCCGACCATCCGGCGCGTGTACTCGGACGGCGAGCGCCTGGACCCGCCAGTGATCGTCGACGTGCCGGTGCTGTGGCCGCGCTCCGGTGGGGCCAGCCTAACGTTCCCGGTGCGCCGTGGTGACCCGGTGCTGCTGGTGGTGTGCGACCGGTCGATCGAGCGCTGGCTGACTCAGGGCGGCGAGCTGAGGAGCCCGGGCGATCCCCGGCGCCACAGCCTTGACGACGCGGTGGCCGTCCCGGGCCTGGTACCGTTCAGCGAACTGGACCCGGCCCCACCGGCCGACGACGTGCTGCTGCGCTTCAGCGGCAACGAGCTGAGGTTGTCGCCCGACGGGCGCACGATCCTGGAGACGTCGGACGAGCTGACCCTGGCCGCGGCCACCCAGGTCACCATCCGCGTGGGTGGCAGCACCATTACCGTGACGGAGGATGGCATCGACGTCGACACCACCGGCAACGTGACCGTCTCCGGGATGAGCATCAACCTGAACTAGGAGGCCACCGTGGGAGTACCCGTGGGCCGGATTGGCGACATTGGCGTGGGGACCTGCTCCGCGCACGACAGCACCAAGAGCGTGGTGGTGACCATCGCCACCGGCGCCACTACCGTGTTCACCAATAACCTGGGCACGGCCACCCTGGTGTCGGTGGGCCTCAGCAGCTGCGGGCACGTGGCCTCGGTGATCACCACGTCGGCCACGGTCCTGGCGGAGAACGCCGGGGTCCATCGCGTCGGTGATACCGGCCAGCTACCCGGTGGCACCTATACCCTGAGCCAAGGCTCGCCCAACGTCCTGGCAGGAGACTGAACATGCCGCACCCCGACTCGGTCCTGGACCCGGCCATTGCCGACTTTCGCCAGGACTTCTACGACAAGCTGGCCGACATGGAGGCCTACACCTACGACGAGAGCGAGCAACCCGGTGCCGGGGGCACGGGAACCGCGGGCATCGAGGAGTACCAACCGTTCTGGCAGGCGTACAGCGACGCGATCGTGGGCTACCTGGCCGGGTCGGTCGACCGTGAGACCATCAGCGACTTCCTGATCGGCCTGTACGTCTACCTGTTCAACCTCAAGGCCAAGGGCCGAGGCAGCCAGGCGGTGGTCGACGACAGCGACGCCGAGGTGATCTTCGACCTGGACGGCCTGGTGGCCGACGTCCTGGCCTACCCGATCGACCACTACGACGACTACGAGCCGGACCCCGACCCGCAGGACCCGGAGACGAGCGACTCGGCGCCCAACCTCGAGGCGGACACGAGCCGCGCCCAGGCCGCGTTCGAGCCCGATCGTGGGGCTATCCCCAGCCTTACCTCGACCTACGCGCGAGAGGCGAGCTCTGGCGCGGTCCGGGACGTGTACTCGGGCGCCGAGCCACCGACCGACCAGCTGCCGCCCCAGGAGGCCTGGGACCAGGTGTTCGACCAGCTGAACTGGGAGTGGGCGTTCGAGGTATTTGACATCGACCTAGACCTGCCCGAGCGCCCGGAGGACTAGGCCACGGTAAATCAAAGGAGAGGCTGCCCGCTTGGTGATACGATTGGGCAATTAGAGGAGTAACGCATGGCTGACCTGGAACTGGACCCCAACACGCATGACCTGGTGCTGCGACGCTTCGACCTGGCTCTGGTCGACGGTGGGGCCCTCATCGTCCAGCGAATCAAGCAGCGCCTGCTCCTGTTCCTGGGCGAGTGGTACCTGGACACCGAGGCCGGCGTGCCCTGGTTCCAGGAGATCCTGGTCAAGGGCGTCGATTTAGCTCGCGTGGAAACGCTGCTCAAGCGCGCGATCGTGGGTACGGACGGGGTAGCCCGGCTGACCTCGCTGGACCTGGACTTTACGCCCGAGCCCCGACGCCTGCTGGTTTCCTTCCGGGTCGTGGGCGAGAACGGCGAGGACCTGGTGGTGGAGGGCTTTGAGCTGTGAGCGAATACGGGTTGACCGAGGAGGGCTTCCGCCGGAAGCGCCTTCCCGACATCAAGGCCTCGCTGGAGCAGGCCTTCCGCGACGAGTTCGGTAGCGACCTGGACCTGCGCCCCGAGAGCGTGTTCGGGCAGCTGATCGGCGTGCTGGCAGCACCCATGGCCGAGGAGTGGGAGGAGCTGGAGAACGTCTACCACAGCCAGTATCCGGACTCGGCCGAGGGGTTCAGCCTGGATGGCGCCGCGTCCCTGACCGGGATCACCCGCCAGGACGCCCTGGCCACGACCGTCCAGGCGGTGGTCTACGGTGAGCACAACACCACCCTGGGATCGGGCAGCGAGGTCAGCCAGGCCGAGACCGGCGACGTCTACCGTCTGGCCAACACCACTACCATCACGCGCAACGCGGTCGTTGATGCCCTCATTGAGGTTGACCCGGTGGAGGAGGGTGACTATACCTTGACCGTGGGCGGCATCGACCACACGTACACCGCGGGAGCCGGCGACGACGAGGCCGACATCCTGGCGGGGCTGGCCGCGCTCGAGATCGACGACGTGACCCTGGAGGTGGTGGACGGCCAGCTGCGTTTTACGGTCGACAACCTGGCCGAACCGGTTGAGCTGGCCGTGAGTGCCAACCTGGAGCTCGTGGAGCTGGGATCGCGGGCCAACTTCGAGGCCGTCGACCTGGGCGCCCAGGTGGTGCCTGTGGGCACCTTGACCGAGATCGAGACGCCCGTGGGTGGCTGGGACCGAGTCGACAACCTGGTCGAGGGCGTCACGGGCCGCGACCGCGAGACCGACGCCGAGCTGCGCGCCCGCCGCGAGCAGTCGATCCGGGTGGCGGGGGCCGCCACGGTCGAGGCTATCCGTGCGAACATCCGCGAGCTGGTGGCCGGCGTCACGGGCGCCACCGTGATTGAGAACACGTCCCTGACCGAGGACGCCGGTGGCAGGCCCGGCAAGTCGTTCGAGCTGGTGGTCAGCGGTGGCGACGACCAGGAGATCGCCCAGCAGCTGTGGGAGCTTAAGCCCGCGGGCATCGAGACCTTCGGCCAGACCGAGGTGGTGATCACCGACAGCCAGGGCTTCGAGCAGCTGATGAAGTTCAGCCGACCCACCGAGCGCTTCATCCACGTCGAGGTCGAGCTGACCCTGACGCCCGAGGAAACCTTCCCGTCGGATGGTGCCATGCGGGTGGCCGAGAACATCCTGGCCTTCGGCGAGAACCTGGACGTGGGCGAGGACGTGTTCAGGCAGCGCCTGTTCCGCCCCATCTACGAGGTGCCCGGGATCGCGGAAGCCACCCTGCGGATCGCGGCCACGGCCGACCCCGAGGATACTCCCAGCTTTGCCGAGGACAACATCGCGATCGACAACACCGAGATCGCCATCTTTGACCTCGACCGCATCGAGGTGACGGTGACATGATGGACTTTGACGAGGAACCGATCGACCGTGCCGAGCAGGCCCTTCGCCTGCTGGTCGAACAGTACCGCGGCAGCGAGCGGCTCCAGGGCCTGATCCGTGCGGTGGCCGAGCGCCTGACCGAGGTCGACGAGGCGCGCGTCCAGCTGCTG